CACCCGCACCGAAACCGTCCTTCCACTGCTTAGTGGGAACGTATGGCTGCATCACTGATCTCCTTCAGCTCTCAGAACGAATACCCGGCCGTCGGGGGACACCCAGATCGAGGCGCCCACCTTGCCCGAGTCGGGCGGAATCGGCCCGGCGTCCACCAAGGACGTGGCCGTCTGTGTCATGGCCTCCGTGAGGTGCTTCATCTCCTTGAGAGTCCCCTCGCGAGCGGCCTGTTGCAGGGCGTCGGAGTTCTTGAGCTTCTCCTCGACCTTTTTCGCGATCGCGTCGGCATCGATGCTCTGCTCCAGCGTGATGCGGGCGCCGGTTGACCAGGCCGATCGGTTCCCAGCCCGATCGTAGGAGCGGAGCTTGACCTCCCACTCCTTGATCTCCAGCCCGGCCAGGTTGGTGCGCTGGACCGGGGAGGGCATGTCGGTAAACTTGTTCGCCGGAGCTCCCGGGGCGTGGATCGACACCTCGATCCCGGCGAAGTCGTCAGGCATGCCAGCGTTGCCGACGCCCTTGCCGTCCCAGTAGATGCCAAGGACCCCTAGCGTCTGGGTCAGCTGGGGAGTCGACGGAACGGGCGGCGGGGTGACGTCGTTGGCCATGACGGCTTCGACCTCGGCCGACCAGGCGCCCGTCGTCTCAGACGTGACCGCCCGCACCGAGAAGGCATACTTCTGACCGCACTCCAGGCCGCCAGCCTCGAAGGAGGCGTTCTTGGACGAGTGCAGGGGACCGATCAGGTTGGGCACCTTGCGGTAGGTGATCTCGTAGCCGGTCACGTCTACGGCCACGCCGAGGGCGTCTGTCGTGACCGGGGTCCAGGTGAGTGAGGCAACGGCCATCGGCCAGCCGTTGGAGGCGATGACCGCCTGAGAGGCGATGGTTAGGCCCTGCGGAGGCAGGGGGGCGTACTTGCTCTTGGGAGTCTCCGGGCGGGGGTTCTTGCCGTCGGAGTTGACTGCTCCGAGGATGCCCTTCTGCTTTTTGGCCATACGGGCCAGCACGTCGTCGAGGACGGTACCGAAGGTGGTGTGGCCTTGGCAGCGGCCGTTCTCCGTGACCGAGATGGAAATCTGAGTCACGCGCATGCGCTCCAGGCCGTAGCGGCGATCGACCTGCACCCAGTCGCCGTTTCGGTAGTCTTCGAAGGGGAGCCACTGAACGTCGTCGGCCTCCCACTCTCGCTTGACCTCCTGGGCCGCGCTGGCGCCGGTCTTCAACGTGAGGTCTGCCACCGCCCGGGCGGTGGCCTCCAGCTCGACGCCTCCCGCCTCCACTACCTTCTCGGTACGGGGCAGGTCGGCCGGGGCCTCCGGGTTGCGGAAGGTCCATAGGCGACCTCCCTCGCCCTTGACCAGAACGTGGGTGCACAGCTTGGACCAGTCCAGCTTCTCCGGGGCCGACGTCGTGCCCGCGTTCAGGCGCCACACGACGGCGGTGTTCTCCCGCTTCAGCGCCGCGTCGGAGTTGTAGACCTGGAGCGTGCGACCGCGCCATTGGTAATCGATCATGCCCATATTCATAAGGGCTTCCAATATGGACTTCAGGGAGATGGTCGGGTCGAAGGCGACCGTGGTGCGAGTGGCCCAGGCCTGCCCGGCCGAGTCGAGCTCGGTCGAGAAGTCCAGGCTCAGCCCCTTACCCCAGCCGCGCTTGACGGCGGCGTCCCAGATGGTGCGCAGAATCGCCCCAGCGTTGCGGGAGTTGAACTTGTACTTCCCGTCCTTGTCCGCGGCCGCGGCCGGGACGGCCCACACGAGGGCGCCGTCGAGGCGCTGCCCGATGTGGATGAAGTCGGCCGTGCGGTGCTCGGTACCCTCCTCGACCAGATTCCACGAGGAGGAGAGGTTCATGAACCTAGCGTTCGGCGGCTCGACCCACGTCTCGCCGTCATAGGTGAGCTCGACGGCGACCTCGATCGCCTGGTCGAGGAGGATGCCGCGAACGCCCTGCTCGCCGTTCGGGTAGGACAGCGTGAGCGAAGGTGTCTCCTGGCGAGGGCACGTGAATGTCCCGGCCAGCGTGTCCGGCAGCACGCCCAGGCGTGCTCCGGCCTCCTCGTAGGCGACATAGCGCATCCCCATGCCGCGAGGGAAACTCGCGCGGCGGGGCATCAGTAGGACCTCCTAGCCCGGACGTAGCCGGTGCAGTTCTTAGCCGTCACCGACAGGCGGCCGGAGGCGTCTGGATCAAGGCGGAAGCCATCGAGGCCCATGGAAATCTCGCCGTCCGCGCTGCGGGCAGCGTCAAGGACGGCCCAGTCGGCCGACGGGTTCTTCCAAGCCCGGTAGTTAGCCACGTCGACCAGCAGGCGTTCAGCTCCGGTAAGCGAGCCGTTGAAAGTGAACGTGGTGCCGGAGATGTTGTCCTTGAGCGAGCAGGACGAGCCCGTCGGGGAGAGCATGAGCCAGGGGTCCGGGATCGGCATGTTGCCGCCAGCCAGCGGGCCTAGGTCATTGAGGTTGGCCACCGTCGGTTGCGGGTCGCGCCATAGCCCGGACGTCACCTCGAAGGTGGCCGTGAACGTGGCGATCTGGGCCTCCGGATCGATCTTCGGCTCGATGGAGGACGACAGTCGCACGTCGGCCACCTTCAGAATGTTGCCCTGTGGCTTATATCCGAGCTCCTGCATGCGGCCGAAGGCTGTCAAGCGGCCGAGCAGCGCCCGCAGATTGAACTCCAGCTGGTTCAGGCCGCCCTTGCAGCGATTCCCATTCCGTCCGTCCTCCCAGGAGAAGACGGCGAACTTCAGCACGACGGTGGCGGGCTTGAGCACCCGTGCCGGGATGGGCAGGGAACCAAACCGGCCGGGGATGTCGACGGAGATGCGCCAGGGCTCGCCGCGAGTCGACAGAGTCGTCTCCTCGGCCAGGACCCAGCGCATCTTCTCGTCGTCCAGGTCTACGCCGTCGAGTGAGTAGATGGCCATGGGTGGAGGACCTCTCAGATGATGGCGGCCAGGCGGATACCCTCGGCGACCTCGTCGCGGGTCTCGGAGTCCGACTTGGCTTGCGGATAGTTGTTGGTGATGTTGATTGTAGCCCCCGATTGGTTCGACTTATCGAAGCGGGCGCGCTGGTCGGGTGCGGAGGAGATTTTCCCGCTGCGCGCGCTCACCCCGCTCAAGGGCTTGACGTCGGCCGAGAGGCCGATGTTGGCGGGCTTGGAGATGTCGTCCGTCAGGCCGGTCAAGGAGCTGCGCACGGCCCCGTACTGGGACTCCAGGCCCTTGATGAAGCCCTTCATGATGAGCTCACCGGCGGGAGTAAGCAGCACTCGGTCGACGGGCTCGGGGCCCTTCCACGAGGTTAGTTTGCTGGTGAGGTTGCTCAGGGTGTTCTTCACCGAGCCGAACATGGCTTTGATGCCGTTGATGAGGCCCTGGATGATTTTCTTACCTGCGCTGAGCAGCCAGGAGCCCGCGCTGGAGAAGATGTTCTTGATCGTGTTCGGTAGGCCCTGGACGCAGCTGACGACCCCGTTAACGCCGCTGCTGACGGCGCTCTTGAGGCCGTTCCAAGCCGCCGAGGTAAGGGACTTGATGGCGTTCCATCCGGCCGAGATGGCGGAGCCCAGGAGGTTCCAAGCGGCCCTGGCGACGCCCACCATGACGCTGCCGAGGCTGGTCAGGCCGTCCTTGAGGAAGTTCCACACCCCGCTAGCGATCTGCTTGATGCCCTCCCAGGCCAGCGACCAGTCACCCTTGATGATGCCCAGGACCAGGTTGATGACACCCTGAATGACCTTCATCACGTTTGTGATGATCCCGGCGATGAACTGGAAGATCGGGACCACGATCGGCATGAGCGCCTGCACGACGGTGCCGATCAGCTGGAAGGCTGGGATCAGCAGCGCCGTGATCGCCTCGGCGATCGGGGGTATGAGCGGCATGAGGGCCGCGAGCAGCTCGTTGATGATGGGCGCTAGGGCGGCGAAGAGCGCCGACAGGATCGGGCCGAGCTGCTGGATGACTGGCATCAGCATCTCGGCCAGCTGCGAGATGATCGGGGTCAGCAGCGTGGCGAGCTGCGTCATCACCGGCGCGAGCTGCGTGATGAGCTGCGCGATGAGTGGCGCGACGGCAGCGAGGAGCTGTCCGCCGACGGTGGCCAGGGCGCCGAAGGCCTGCCCGAGGGCGGGCATGGCCGGGGCGAGGGCCTGAACGGCCACGAGGACGTTCTGGAAGAACGACTCCAGGCCGCCCTGGAAGGCGGGGTCCTGAAGGGCCGTGGACAGCCCCTTCAGGCCGGTCTCGATGATCTGCCCGACCAGAGGCAGGATGACGGACAGCGTGGGCGCCAGGGAGACGAAGGCGTCCCCGAGGGAGCCGACCCCTTGGAAGGCGTGCTGCGAGGCCTCCGCCATCGAGGAGAAGATGGAAGTCAGCGTCCCCTGCCAGATAGGCCCGTTGACCGCTTTGTTAGCGCGGTCGAGGGCGTCGGCGATGGAGTCCAGCGGAGCGGACCCGGACGCCATGGCGCTGAACAGGCCGCCCAGGATGCCTCCCAGGTCGACCACGATGTTCTTGAGCTTTCCGAAGGTCTTGGCGGCGTTCTGGATGGCCTGATCCATCTCACCGGACTCAGCCTTAGCCTGCGCCCAGTTCTGGAAGCTGTAGGCAACATCGTTGGCCCAGGTGGCGATGGACGGCAGGTACTTGGCGCCCACCTCTCCCAGAGTGAGCAAGCCGTCGGTGAAGGCTCCGGCGCCGTCTCCCCCGATGTTGAGGGCGTCGCGCAGGTATCCGAGTGATGCCTCGAAGCCCGGCAGGTGCTCGGTGGCGGCGTCCACGACGGCGGC